CCCACGGGGTTTCAATCCTTTGACGGTATTCAAAGATATTGGCATGAAGAATATCTTAAATTTACTTTTGATGATAACAGTATAGTAGAAACTGCTATGGATCACAGATTTATTGTCAACCATAAAGAAGTTTTTTCTAAGAATGTAAGAATTGGTGATAATCTTGGTAAAGTAGTAAAGCATATTGTTAAAGTTAGTGAAGGAGATTACTTCTACGACCCACTTAATGTCAAAAATGGCAGTATCTATTCACACGATAAGAATTTAGTATCACATAACAGCTTTCTCGGTACTGGCGATACTCTTATCTCCGCAGAAATTCTATTGTCTCAGAAGGCTAGAGAACCTATCTTCAGAAGAGACGGTATTAATATCTATTATGGACCTGAAGACAAGCATAATTATGTAATGACAGTTGACGTAGCAAAGGGTAGAAATAAAGATTACTCTACATTTACTATCATTGATATTACTTGTGTTCCTTGGAAACAAGTTGCTACTTACAGAAACAATGCTATATCTCCAATACTATTTCCTGATATTATTGTAAAGTATGCAAGAATCTTTAATGAGGCTACAGTAGTAATTGAATCTAATGACGCGGGCCAGGTGGTCTGTAATGGTGTCCACTATGAATACGAATATGAGAACATGATCAATGAATCTGCAATTAAAGAAGCAGGTCTTGGAGTTCTTATGACAGTTAAATCAAAGCGTATGGGCTGTTCAGCTATTAAAGACATCATTGATGCTCGAAGACTTATTATCTGTGATGAAGAAACAATCATTGAAATGAACACGTTTGTAGCCAAGAAGAATTCTTATGGAGCTTCTGATGGCAATCACGATGACCTGATGATGAATCTGGTTATGTTTGGCTTCTTTGCAGGCAGTAACACTTTTCAGGAACTTACTCAAGTCTTTCTGAAGGACTTCTTATTCCAACAGAAACTTTTAGAAATCGAGAATGATCTGCCGCCCTTCGGGTTTGTTGATGACGGTAGATTAGATGAGTTTGAGATAATGGAAGAAGAAGGTAGAAGATCTGTTTGGTCTATTGTAGATGACAGATGACAGAGACTTTGAAGAGCAGCCATCATATTCTAATTTCGAGTTTTTATAAATATAAACATAAATTGATTTACCGTATTATGATTCGCATCATACATAGGAGAATATAAATGTCACTAGGATCACCATCCAAGTCTCCTGACATTGTCGTAAAAGAAATTGACCTTACTGGTACAGTTCAAAATAAGACCACTTCAGTTGGTGCCTTTGTCGGCAACTTCAGCTGGGGACCAGTAAATGAGCCAATGCTTATTGCAAATGAAGCAGGACTTGTAGAAGAGGTTGGCACGCCAACCGACGCAAACACAGTAGATTTTCACTCAGCTGCATACTTTTTGAGATACTCAGATACGTTACAGCTTGTTCGTGGTATCACGTCTGCTGCACGTAACGCATCCGATTCAGATGCAACAGCAGCTACTCCAATCATTAAAAATAGAGAACACTTTGATAATCAACTAGAAACACTGAATGATTCTGATCATACTTTCATCGGTAAATATCCTGGTGATATTGCCAACGGTCTAAGAATCTCTATCTGTCCCGCTGGTTCAGCAGATTCAGACTATGATAACTGGGCATATAAAGGGTCTTTCTCTTCAGCTCCAGGTACCTCAGCTTACGCAAGCAATCGCCAAGGTGTTCGAGATGAAGTTCACATTGCAGTTGTAGACATCCGTGGTGGCTTTACTGGTACACCTGGGTCTGTCCTAGAAACATATCCATTCCTTTCAATGGCTAGTGACGCTAAGAACACAGATGGCTCATCCAACTATGCAGTAAATGTGTTCAATGATCGTTCAAGCTTTGCGTGGATGGTGCAGTTTGATTCTGACTACAGAGCTACTGGTGCTGGTGATGCACTTACACCCGGCACAACTAAGGACTATTCTGCTGCATCAACTCTTGATGTTGCAACTAAGAATCTTGGCTCTGGTGTAAACTCAGGTCCACTTGGAACTTCAGAAGTTCTTGGCGGCTTTGATGTATTTGAAGATCCTGAAACAACTACTGTTGACTTCTTGATTGCTCCAGAAATGGCTTCATCTACTGATCAGGTTACAGTTATGAATGATCTTATCTCAACCGCGGCTCTAAGTAGAGCTGACTGTGTTGCTGTAACATCACCCAACAGAGCTTCAATTATCAATAATTCTGGCGCGGAAGTAGCTTCAACAGTCACCTTTGCTTCAGGTCTTACTTCTAGCTCTTATGGTGTTTGTGATAATAACTACCTTAAGGTGTATGATAAATATAATGATAAGTATATCTTTATCCCTGCTGCTTCTTCTACTGCTGGTCTTATGGCTGCTACTGAAGACAACTCGGCTCCTTGGTTCTCACCAGCCGGCATCAGAAGAGGACAGTACTTCGGAATCACGGGCCTTGCCTATTCGCCTCTTAAAGCGGACAGAGATACTCTATATAAGGCCAATGTGAATCCAATTGTAAATCTTCCTGGTCAAGGTGTTGTTCTATACGGTGATAAGACATTGCTACGTAGACCGTCTGCCTTTGATAGGATTAATGTAAGAAGATTGTTCTTGGTTATTGAGAGAGCTATCAGCTTTGCTTCAAGAGATGTTCTATTCCAATTCAATGATGAGTTTACCCGAGCTGAGTTCATTGGTAAAATTGAGCCATATCTTAGAGCTGTGCAGGGACGAAAAGGAATTACTGAGTTTAGAGTTGTATGTGATGAAACTAACAACACACCCCAGGTGATTGACAATAATGAGTTTATTGCCACTTTCTTCATTAAGCCTGCTCGTTCTATTAACTATATTACTCTGAACTTTGTTGCTACCAGAACTGGTGCCAACTTTGATGAAGTCTCAGGGGTTTAAGGAGAATTAAATGGCTATTCTAGGCGTAAACGATCTTAAAGCTGCACTAACTGGTGGCGGCGCAAGAGCTAACATGTTTGAAATTAATATCAGCTTCCCAGGTGGTGTTAACAAACCAGAAGATAGAGTCTTAACAACTCTATGTAAATCAGCTCAACTCCCGGCATCTACTGTCGGGGGCATTGAGATTCCATTCCGAGGCAGAGTTGCAAACTTTGCTGGTGATAGAACATTCGAGCCGTGGACAACAACCTTCATTAATGATACTGACTTTAGTATCAGAAATGCTTTAGAAGAGTGGATGAATCTTATTAACTCTCATGAAGCAAATGTTGGAGCTGTTCAGCCGTTGGCTTATCAGAGACAGATGTTTGTTAAGCAGCTTGATAGAAATGGTGCTGAAATTAAAAAGTACACTTTCTATAATGCATATCCTACACAGCTTGATGCTATTGATCTTTCTTATGATAATACTAATGCTATTGAAGAGTTTGGTTGCACCTTTACCTATGACTATTGGGTTTCCTCTACTACTACTTAATTAGAAAGTGAATAATGCTAGAGCAAGGTATTAAATTATTTGGGTTTGAGCTTAAAAAGGCTCAAACTCCCAAAGAACAAAAGTCAGTAGTCCCTCAAAGAGATGAGGATGGCTCTGGCTATACAATAGTTGGTTCTGCTGGCCATTATGGGCAATATGTAGATATCCACGGAGACCAATCAAAAGACAATACAGAACAAATTCTCAAGTATCGTGGCATTGCTATGAATCCTGAGGTTGATACTGCTATTGAAGAGATTGTTAACGAGTCTATTACATATACATCAGAAAAAAATATGGTTGAATTGAACCTGGAGAAACTTGATAAGGTTTCTGAATCAGTTAAAAAAAGAGTTAAAGAAGAGTTTGAAGAAATTCTAGCTCTGACAAATTTTGGCGAGGATGCTTCTGATATCTTTAAAAGGTGGTATGTTGACGGTAGATTCTACCAGCACATTATTGTTAACCCAGATAATGAGAAGGCTGGCATTGAAGAGCTTAGATATATCGACTCTGCTAAAATGAGAAAGATGAAAGAAATCATCTATTCAACAGATGATAAGACTGGCATTAAAGTAATTGATAAAGTTAACGAGTTCTTTATCTTTCAAGAGAAGCCAGGCAATAATGTTCAAGGTGCGAAATTCACCAAGGATTCTATTAATTATGTAACTAGCGGGCTTCTTGATGAAGGCCGAAAGAACATTATTTCTCACTTGCATAAAGCTATTAAACCAGCAAACCAATTGAGAATGATGGAAGACTCAATGGTGATCTATCGTCTATCCAGAGCACCAGAAAGAAGAATGTTCTATATTGATGTCGGTAATCTTCCCAAGGCTAAGGCTGAGGAGTATATGAAGAACATCCAGGCTAAGTATAGAAACAAACTTGTTTATGATGCTGAAACTGGTCAGATTAAAGATGATCGGAAGCATATGACTATGCTTGAGGACTTCTGGCTTCCAAGAAGAGAAGGCGGAAGAGGTACTGAAATTAGTACTCTGCCAGGTGGACAGAATCTCGGTGATATTGAAGACATTGTTTATTTTCAGAAGGGTCTATATAAGGCATTAAATGTGCCTTTGAATAGACTTGAACAGGAATCACCATTTTCAATGGGTAGATCTAATGAAGTTTCAAGAGAAGAAATCAAGTTTCAGAAGTTCATTGATAGACTCAGAACTAGATTCTCTTATATTCTACTCAACCCTCTTAAGATTCAATTAATGCTGAAGGGTATTATCACTGAGGAAGATTGGAATCAGTGGAAGACAAAGATTAAAATTGATTTTTCTCGAGACAATGCCTTTGCTGAATTAAAAGAAGTAGAGATTGTCAGAGAAAGATTACAGACATTAAGTATTATTGAAAACTATATCATTGGTAACTCTGAAATCAATGGTGGATACTTTACAGACGAATATGTCATGCAGAAGATCCTTCGGATGACTGAAGAAGAAATTAAGGAAGTTGAGAAGGAAAGAGAACTTAAGGAAAAAGAAGGTGAAGAAGGTGAAGAAGGTGAAGATGAGATGGGGGCAGATATTCCGCCTGCAGCTCAGACCTTTAGTATCCAGCCTGTTGCTCCTGAACCTGCTCCTGAACCTGCTCCTAAAGCAGAACCTAAGGTAGAACCTAAACCAGCTGCTAAAGATAAAAAAGATGAAAAGAAATCTTAAAGTCTTAGCTTTATAAATATATTCAACATTAAAGGATTAATTATGTCAGTATTAGATCTCATTAAACATATCGGAAATGGAGATACTGTTAAAGCTTCTGCTGAATTTTCTTCACAGATGACTGATAGAATCATGACAGAGACTGATGGTATGAAAAAAGAAGTTTCGGCTTCTATGTTTTCAGTACAAGAGGAAACAGAAGAAGAAAGAGCTAAGAAAGCTAAAAAGTCTATGAGATCTGCCAGTGCCGAAGAAGCAGATCTGCAGTACATTAAAAAGCATCAAGATAAGAAAAAAAGAGATCTTGATAAATGAAACTAATCTGTGAATATTCTGAGCCGACTCTAGAAGTTGAGGTTATTGAGGAAGGTACTGGTTCTAAAAAGGACCTTTACATCTCTGGTCAATTTGCTGCTGCAGAAGTTGAAAACAGAAATGGAAGAATATATCCTAAGAACGTGATGTCAAATTCAGTTCTTAAGTATATGAAAGAACAAGTTGAGACCGGTAGAGCTGTGGGTGAATTGAATCATCCCAAGAGCCCCTCGGTTAATTATGACAAAGTATCACACCGCATTACAGAACTCAAGCTTGAGGGAAATAGTGTAGTGGGTAAAGCACTTATACTTAATACTCCAAACGGTCAGATTGTAAGAGGTCTTATTGAAGGTGGTGTTAAGCTTGGTGTATCTACTCGTGGAATGGGAAATCTTGTGGAATCAAACGGCAAGCAATATGTGAAAGATAATTTCATACTTACTGCTGTTGATATTGTCCATGATCCTTCCGCCCCTGAAGCTTTTGTGAATGGGATTATGGAAGGAGTTGACTGGATCTGGAATAATGGAGCCGTTGAGTCACAAGAACTTGAAAGAATTGAGACTGAAATCCGAAGTAAATCTGGGCCAGCTTTAATTGAAGCACAAGCTCGGGAATTTAAGAATTTCCTCTCCCTTGTCGAACAAACTTATAGGAAACAAAACTAATGTTTAAACGTACACAGGGTGAAATTAACGAAGCAGCTGATAGCACAGAAGAAGATTCTGTCAATTCTGTGAAGAAAGCTGATGACGTTGGCCCAACCGGTAAGAAGAGAAAAAGCGACAAGCCTGGTGGTGACAAAACTGTTGATAAAGCAGATACGTCGGCGGCTGGCACTCCTGCTAAAGGCACTTACAAGGAAGACTTCTCTGAACTGACTGATGAAGATGAGTCACTTACAGAAGACTTCAAGAGAAAAGCTGCTACAATTTTTGAATCTGCGGTAGAAAATGCTATCACAGAACAAATGGGAACTATGCAAGAAACATATGACCTTGAGCTAGAAGAATCAAAGAACGAGTTTGCCGAAGATCTGGTAGAAAAAGTTGATGGTTATCTTCAGTTTGTTGTAGAAAAATTCATGAAGGAAAATGAAATTGCAATTGAAGCCGGTATCAAATCCGAGATTGCAGAAGACTTCATGAGTGGCTTGAAGACCTTGTTTGAAGAGTCCTACGTAGAAGTTCCAGAATCCAAGGTAGATCTAGTTGATCAGCTTAGTGAAAAAGTTGAATCTATGGAAGCACAAATCAACGAGATTACTATTGAAGCTATTGCTCTAAAAGAGGAAAAGGAAGTACTTGAGAAGGACTTGGTTATCCGAGAAGCTTCAAACGGTCTTGCCGATACTCAGGTTGATAAACTTCGTAGTCTTGCTGAAAACATCGAGTATGAAGATGCAGATACCTTTACACAAAAGGTTGAAGATCTGAAAGAATCTATGTTCTCTACTACAAAGACTAATACATCATTGAACGAAGAGAAGACAGAAGTTGGTTCTGAAGTTGTCACTTGTGACAATTCACAGATGGGCCAATATCTGAAAGCTATTCGCGCAGCAAATAAAAAATTCTAAGGAGTAAATACTCATGAACGCACAACTAAATTACGACAGCCTTGTTCAAAAATGGGGTGACGTACTAAACGAGGAATCAGCTGGTGTTATCAGCGATCCTTATAAGAAAAAGGTTACTGCAGCCCTTCTAGAAAACGAGCATAACTCTCTTCGTGAAGAATCAGGTATGCAAGATCTTAATGAAGCTGCACCAGCCACTAATACTAGTTCTGTAGCTCGTTGGGATCCGGTATTGATCTCCTTGGTGCGACGTACTGCTCCAAATCTGATGGCATTTGACGTCGCCGGTGTTCAGCCAATGACAGGCCCAACTGGTCTTGTCTTCGCAATGAAGTCCCGCTATGTTCAAGGTACTACTGGTGCAGCCGAAGCATTGTTTGGTGAAGCTAACACAGCCTTCACAGGTACTGGTGTAACTGGCGGTAACGGTAGTGCAGGTCCATCTGGCTTCTCCGGAATCACTGATTCTAATGCTGACAGCTCAATGAACAACGACCGTGTTGTAGATATCTTCGGCACCGGTATGAGCACTGACTCTGCTGAAGCACTTGGCGATGCAACCGATAATGCATTCCCTAACATGGGCTTCACCATTGAAAAGGCTTCTGTAACTGCTGTGTCTCGTGCACTTAAGGCTGACTATTCAATTGAATTGGCTCAAGACCTTAAAGCTATCCATGGCCTTGATGCAGAAAATGAACTTGCTAGCATCCTTGTAACCGAGGTTCTTGCAGAGCAGAACAGAGAACTTATCCGTACTATCAACTCCCAAGCTAAGACTGGTTGTTTGCAGGCTAACACAGCTATCAACGGTGTGTTTAACTTGGCAACCGATGCTGACGGCCGTTGGAGTGTTGAAAAGTTTAAGGGTCTCGTATTGCAGCTTGAAAGAGAAGCTAACGTGATTGCAAAAGAAACTCGGCGCGGTAAGGGTAACTTCATTATCTGTTCCTCCGATGTTGCTTCTGCACTTGTTGCAGCTGGCATGCTTTCTTACGCACCTGCGCTGCAGACCAACCTTACAGTTGATGATACAGGCAACACCTTTGCCGGTCTTATTAACGGTAGAACCAAGGTCTACATTGATCCATATGCTATTGTTGATTACATCAACGTTGGCTACCGTGGGACAAACCCATATGATGCTGGTGTCTTCTATTGCCCATACGTACCGCTTACTATGATGCGTGCAGTAAGAGAAGACTCATTCCAGCCACGTATCGGTTTCAAAACCCGCTACGGTATGATCTCCAACCCATTCGTTGGTACTGCTCCTGCTAACGGTCTTGCAACTGCAAGAACCAATCAATACTACAGAATCTTCAGGGTGGATGGCATTCTTCAGTAAAAAGAGGGTTAACCTCTAAAACTAGGGCGGCAGAGCCGCCCTTTTTCTTCACTACTAATAATCAACTCGTAAATATAGGTAAGAAATGACATACTCATTATATTGGATCCGTACCAAAGATATGAAAGATCCTAATACCGAAGGCTATATTGGTATCACTGAAAGAAATGTAGAAGACAGACTCGGTGAACATATTAAACGCCATGATCAAATAGATGAGAATTGTATACTCCAAGTCTTGCATGAGAATACAGAAGAAATCATATCAAATATGGAAGCTTTATATAGACCTGAATCACATATTGGGTGGAACAAGTCACCAGGTGGCTTAACTGGCGGAAGACCTACAGGAATCCATACATCAGGCTGGACACAAACCGAAGAATCTAAAACTGAAAGATCTAAAGCTCATACGGGAGAAGGAAATCCATTCTATGGAAGAACTCTTACTGATGAGCATAAGAAAGCAATTGGTGAAGGTGCCAGAAAAGCACACAAAGGTAAGCCCAAAAATTATAAAGTCTATAGACATGTAATGCGCGGCAAAGATAACCCCAAATCAAGAGCTATCTTTGCTGATGGTGTTGCTTATGACACTATAACAGAATGTCAGAAAGCATATGGATTTAAGTATCATAGCATTATTTCATATAGAGTGAATAGTTCTAAATGGCCTTTGTGGTTTGATCAGCCATAAGCTTTGTCATCGCCGACGCCCCCGCTGCGGGCGCTTTGGAATACCTTTCTTGAGACTTTCAATACGAAACTGTGCTGATTTTATCTGTGCTTCAGTCATTGTGGTGGAAAGCCAGTCTTGTTCCACTAGCCTCCTATGGGATACCGCAATTTGTGCTCTGTCTTCTGCGCTATGCATATTATCCCTCCACCGCTTCTTTAAAATATCATCCATCTTGTGGTTCCAACGCTTCTTTTGCTAGCTTCTTTAGAAATTCCGGGTTGTTTCCGATAAAGAATGCTAAGCTCGTAAGCTTAGCTCCAGCTGTATCAGCTTGTCTTTTAAACATAGCCATTGGGTTTGCGATATCAATTAATGCAGATCTCAGGCGTTCAATTTCATAACCCAAATTCACTGCTACTCCATTATTATCAATCACGACGTAGGTCTTGGCACGTTCTATTAACTTCTCAGGTGTCATTTTGTGTCTGCACAGCTTTGATTGCAGCTGCAGCCATATCATAAACCTTATATCTATGTCTATTTCCCTGGCCTAGAACAGCTCCACTGTCCCAGTCAGCCGAGCACATATTATGCGGACAGTCAGCTATAAATAAGGCCCGTGCCACTGTCTCAAGAGTTTCTTCAGGTGTCATTTTTTGTCCTATAGCATCACGGGCTCTTTTAAAGTCTAGAGCTGTTACTTGTTTAGCAGCCATACTACTGCCTTGAGTTAGAGGAGAATCATCTGAAAGTTTATCAAATCCAGGTCTGTTTGCATAGTCAGCAAATGGCTTTAAAGCATCACGCAACTGTTTAATTTCAATTGCAGCTTCTAAGGCCTCATTTGCTATAGAAACATAGCCAAGTTTGCGTGCTTCCACGCCTGTCTCTTCAAGCCCCTCAATCAGATCACATTTCATCCCTTGTCCGCCTCCATATCTGCGATGGTATCTTTAACACCTTCCTCATATCCCATACGGATAAGACTTGCAACCCAAGCCATGGGCTCATCTTTCTGTTTTGGTTGAACTGTAAGCAAATAATCAAGCTTCTCTTGTGGAATTTCACTTGTCATGGATCGGTACTCCTCGGGCTGTCATCGCCCCGCGTGCCTCAAACATCGGGTGCTGACATTCTGGAAAATAATCCTTCATCCAATGCTTATAATTGAATGCATCCCGGCCGATGACAAGGCTGCAGCTTTTACAGTACCACGAGTGTGACCAGTGATTGTAGTAATTAGCAGGAGAATCTTGGCAACGCTCTCGGTTGCAGCTTCCGCCTTCTTTACCTTTATCAGCCTTATTAGGGCCGTCGTAATCACCATAAGCCATTTTAATGTACCTTTTTCATAAAGATTGAAAGAAGCTTACCTTCAGCCACTTTGATTGAGTATCCATGGAGAAATTCCTCGGTCTTGTTACCAAGCGAAGCAAGGATTGAGTCTGTTGAGTCTATTAAAATATGACTTTGTGCAATCTGGCTGTGCTTCTTGCTATAATATGTGACCTCAACTCTCATATGTTTGCTCCTTTGGTGCTGTGACAGGTGCATTCTTGGAGTCTTTCATTACCCATTTTGTCACTATTTTAGTTCCTTCATCAGTACTTTCATAAGAAATTTTACCTCTTTGCGAGCAGCTGCGTGAAACTGGGCCATTGTTGACGGCGTGTCATGGGCGTGTTCAGCCATTATGGAAGCATCCATATACGGGGTTCCACGACAATACTGTTCACCAGTGAAATCATAAATCGGACAGCCTTCGCAATCACCTCCGTTCTCTGTGTTCCAAATTTTGCAGCAATCGCACTTCCCTGGATCAGTAGAAATATCACTCTCGGATACTGCATTTGCATTTTCAATCCAGTGCTTAATAGATCCGAGGAGTGCAACTTGACGTGTCTGGCGCGTGTTCATAATAAAAACCTTTCTATGTACCTATAAATATATACACCAACTAAGAGGCAATGTAAACCCCATGTCTACAAATTTATTACAATCCAACAATTTTAAGATCATTCTTGATAAGAAAAACTATGGTCTTCTTGAGTTCAACGCCACATCTGTGCAGCATCCTTCTGTAAGCTTAGCGGTCTCAGCTGTTCCCATCCCGGGTAATGCCAGCGTTGCCTTTCCAGGTGATGCACTCGACTTTGGTGAGCTTACTATTGACTTCCTGCTTGATGAAAAGATGGCTGTGTATCTTGAGATCTTTGACTGGATGAAAAGACTTGTGGCAGACCAATATACTATTGCAGGTAGCAATCTTCGAGAAGAAACATATTCTGAAATTGATATTACTGTGACTCCTCTGACAAGCACTAACAATATTTCTCGAAGCATCAAATATCTGAACTGTTGGCCTTCTTCATTATCTGAACTGACACTTGATACAAAGTCTGATACACCGGATTATTTAACTGTTGCAGTATCTTTTCACTTTAATGAGTTTCAGATATAGTATATAATAATTGGTTTGAATAAGGTGAATACAAAATGAACAGACTTGAAAGAATACTAGAAGAATGGAAAGAAGATTCCAAAATTGGCAACGACTTGGCTCATTCGAGTATTGAGTTTGCTAAGAAGCATGAGAAATATCTTACGCTCTACACAGAAGCAAAGATAAAGCTAAAAGCTTCAGATCTTTCACAGAAATCTCTCTTAAAAGTAAAGTGGCTCTATTATAATGGGAAGCTTTCTCCTGAGGAAATCACATCAAAATCTTGGGTTCAAGATCCATTTGACGGACTTAAAGTTCTCAAGGGTGATATGAACTATTACTATGATGCTGATCCAGAGATTCAGAAAAGCGAAGCTAACCTGGAATTCAATAAAATTGTTGTGGAAACTCTGAAAGAGATTCTCGATACAATTAAATGGCGTCACCAAACTATAAGAAACATTATAAGCTATAAACAGTTTGAAGCAGGAAACTAATGGACTATAATGAAGTAACTCTAAGACTTTTTAATAACTCTTTTATCCATATAGACACTAATGGCGGTACTCTGGTAGAGATTGCAGAAGAATTTGCTTTCTTTGTGCCAGGCTATAAGTGGATGCCTAAGTTTAGATCAGGTTTCTGGGATGGAAAGATTAAGTTATTTGATGCAAGAAAGCAACTGTTTCCTGCTGGTCTTTTCTCCGAATTGGAAAAATTCCTTACCAAAAGCGGCTATAAAGTTGTAATTGAAGAAACTGATTATGGTGTTCCAGGCAAGAAGAATCAGGTTAGGGCAAAGGAAATTAAAGCCTTGCTTGATGATCTCAATCTGCACTCAAAGGGCAATAAGATTGATGCATATGATTACCAGTTTAATGCTATTTGCCAGGCTATTCAAGATAAGAGAAACATTACTCTTTCGCCAACTGGTACTGGTAAATCTCTGATTATCTATTGCTTATGCCGATGGTTTATGGAGCAATCTGATGAGAAAATTCTACTGACTGTTCCGACAACTTCTCTTGTTGAGCAGATGTTCAAGGATTTTAAAGATTATTCTGAGTTTGATGATAGCTTTGATGTGAATCACGAATGCCACATGATCTATTCAGGAAAAGAAAAGATTAATGTTCATCACAGAATCTTTATCTCTACATGGCAGAGCATCTATAAGCTTCCTCAGTCATGGTTTGTTAAATTTGGATGCATGTTTGGTGATGAATGCCATCTTTATAAGGCACAATCCCTTACTACAATGATGAATAAAATGTCAAACTGTTCATATCGAATCGGTACTACTGGAACATTAGACGGTACTGAAACTAACGAAATGCAATTGAAAGGTCTGTTTGGGCCTATCAGACGAGCAACCACTACGAAAAAAGAACAAGAAAACGGCAGACTTGCTATGCTTGATATCAAAATGGTTAAGCTTAGGTATGCTACAGATACTATAAATAGTTTCGGAAAGTCAACATATCCCCAAGAGCTTGACTGGATCACAAGAAAAGATGAGAGAAATCATTTCATCAAAGATCTTGTCATAAAGCAAAAAGGTAATTCTCTTGTTCTTTTCCAATATGTTGAGAAGCATGGTAGAGTTCTCTATGACTTAATCAAAGCAGAAGCCGGCGCAGACCGAAAGGTTTATTTCATCCACGGCGGAGTTGCTACCGAAGATAGAGAACAGATCCGTGCAATTGTTGAATCAGAGACTGACGCCATCATTGTGGCTAGTTTTGGTACTTACTCAACAGGTATAAATATTAAAAATCTTCATAACCTATTCTTTACTTCTCCTTCAAAGTCTATTATCAGAATCTTACAAAGTATTGGTAGAGGTCTGAGAGTAGCATCAAATGGAGCAAGAACAAGATTGTTTGACCTTTATGATGATTTGAGAACAAAAGGTCATGTAAATTATTCTTATAGGCATGCTCTTGAAAGAGAGAAAATCTATAAGAATGAAGAATTCCCAATTAAGAAATATGAGGTGAAACTTGATTAAGCAATTTAAATTAGCATCTGGTCATGAGATTGTCGGAGAGCAGATTAGTTATTTAGAAGATTCTAATGAATATCTCTTAGACAATGTTCTATCAATTACAAGTATGAGAATAGAAGAGGATGATGAATCCTACTATTTTTTCAATCCATTCTTTGCTCAACAGTATGATGAACCCAAAAGAGTAATGACTCTGAATAATTCAAATGTTGTGGCTGTAATCTTTGCTTCTGATAATGTTGTGAAAGATTATGAGAAGGCTGTAAAAGCAATCAAAGAGCAGACTCTTGAGCTTGAAGCTGAGGAGAAAAGAGAATTGTTGAATGAGGAATCTGTTGATGACGGCCCGAACAACGTAACAAGACTTCACTAGCCATTGTATCCCTTCCTTCTCCCACGTAATATAATACTATTATACCAACTTTAGCTAATCTGTAAACCCCTAAAATGCCAAAATCTAAAAAGTGTATCAAAATTAATACACTGTACAAGACCGTCTAAATAAGGTACTATATATCATGAACAAAGCTAGACACTACATCGACAAAGAAGAGCTCAACACTCTTGTAATGCAAAACCACTATGCTAGGCAAAATGCTATAGAAGCAGGTGAAGAAATTCCGCGTGCTCCAGAAGCTCTGGGTCACTCAATTAAGAAAATCTCTGAAAAACTTTCCTCGGCAGGTAACTTTGCCCTCTATTCTTACAGGGATGAAATGATTCTTGATGGAATTGAGGACTGTTTAAAAGGCTTAAGAACCTTTAAACCAGAAGCTGTAACTCGCTCAGGAAAAATGAACACTTTTGGATATTTCACCCAGATTTGCTTTTATGCATTCCTGAGAAGAATTGCCAAAGAGAAAAAAGAAGCAGAGAAAAAGAAGAAATATCTTGCTGAAACTGGTTTGGAAAACTTTATGGATGGTGACATCATTACTGACCAAACTATATTTGAAGCTATCAGATCAAAGATCATATGAGGCAAATTATTGGCAAAAGTAGCAATTTTAAATGATACTCACTGCGGTATCAGAAACTCTTCAGACATATTTCTTGATAATGCTGCAAAGTTCTATAAGGAAGTGTTCTTTCCCTACTGTAAGAAGCACAATATCAAGAATATAATTCACCTTGGTGATTATTATGACAGCAGAAAATCAATCTCGATTAAAGCACTCCATCATAACAGAAAGAACTTCCTTGATCCGTTGAGACATTCTGGCATGACTATGGATTTGATCCTTGGTAACCATGACGTTTTCTATAAGAATACCAATTCCGTTGCTTCTCCAAAGGAGCTTTTGGGGTATTTTCTTCAAGAAATCAACATTATTGAGACTCCCCGAGTATTGAAATATGGAAATATTGATGTTGCTCTAGTTCCTTGGATCAACGCAGAGAATCACGAGTCATCTCTAAAGTTTATCCAAAATGCCAAGGCTGATATTCTTGGTGGTCACTTTGATATCATCGGGTTTGATCTTTTCAAAGGTGCAAAGTCAACAGCAGGATTTACAGCTGAAACCTTTGATAGATATAATCTAGTTCTCTCCGGACATTATCACACTAAATCTAATCAGGGTAGTATCCATTATCTCGGGTCTCAGATGGAGTTCTTCTGGTCTGATGCACATGACCCCAAGTTCTTTCATACTCTTGACACAGAAACTGGTGAATTGGAAGCAATCAGAAATCCTCATACAATATATGAAAAAATGTATTATGATGATTCAACTGGGTATGATTATAAGAACTTTGATGTGTCGTTGTTTGCAGGTAAGTTTGTTAAGGTTCAGGTTCTTAAGAAAAAAGAACTATTCATGTTTGAAGAATTCATTGAGAAAATAGAAGACATAAAGCCAATTTCAGTCTCTATTACAGAGAACTTTGATGAGTTCTTTGGAGTTAATGTCAACGGAGAGAACATTAATGAAGCAATAGAAATTGCAGACACTCAAGCACTACTGCATGAGTATATAAATAGTACTGATACCGAATTGAATAAGAACCAACTAAAGACCAAGATCAGTCAGATTTTAGTTGAAGCTCAGACTATGGATTTGCAATGATATTTTTCCACAAGATGAAATACAAAAACTTTCTGTCTGCTGGTAATAAATTTACTGAAATCAACTTTACCGAAACTAAAACCACCCTGATTGTGGGCAAAAATGGCGCAGGTAAATCAACTATGCTAGATGCTCTATCTTTTGCATTGTTTGGTAAACCCCACAGAAAAATAAATAAGCCTCAACTCTTGAATTCAGTTAATAAGAAAGACTGTGTTGTTGAGTTATATTTTACTGTCAACGGTAATAATTTCAAAATTGTTAGAGGTATTGCTCCTGTCATATTTGAGATTTGGCAGAATGATGAGTTACTTAACCAGAGCTCAACATCAAAGGATTATCAGAAAATTCTTGAGCAGAACATCATTAAACTCAATCATAGATCCTTCCACCAAATTGTTGTATTGGGATCCTCATCTTTTACTCCCTTTATGCAACTCCCTTCAGGCCAAAGAAGAATGGTGATTGAAGATCTCCTTGATATCAACGTCTTTACAAAGATGAATATGATTGTGAAGGAGAGACTTAATTCAATTAAGAATGAGCTTAAAGATCTTTCTCATAAGTCAGAACTCTGCAGACAATCAGTTGAGCTTAAGACTCAAAGCATGGATAAGCTGAAAGATATTTCTCAGAAAAAATATGATGAAAACGAGAAAGAGATTCTTAAGCTTACAACAGATACAGCAGTGTTGATATCTAATGCTGAAAAGTATAGTACTAAATATGAGAAATGTAATAAGAAAGTAACAGATAAACTTTCAGGTCTAGGTTCAGAGAAAAAGAGTAATGAATTAAATCAATATGAGTTTAAATCAAAGATTAAAGCAATTGTAAAGACTGCTAAGTTCTTTAGTAATAATGACATGTGCCCTACATGTGAGCAAGATATTGGTCCAGATGTTAAAGCTCATCAGCATACCAAAGCCAAGATTGAAGCAAAGACTCTACAGTCTGACTTGAGTGTTCTGACTAAAGCACATGAAGCTCTTACTGTTCTGATTACTGAGCAAGAGAAAACACGTCAGCTTATGCCTAAAGCTTGGTCAAAAATTCTGAGTATTCAGAACATAATCACTCGGAATCAAGAGCTTATTTCTCGTCTACAGAAAGAGAATGTTAAGATTTCTCAATCTGATGCTGATATTGTGAAAGCGGCTCAAGAGATTGAAGACCTGAAGATTGAATCTGCATCATATACCCAGAAGACAAAGAAAATGAGTGCTGATAACACTTACCTCACTGCTATCTCATATATGCTTAAAGATTCTGGCATAAAAACCAAGGTAATTCGTGAATATTTGCCAGTTATGAACGCCTTGGTTAATAAATACCTGGATACCTTGAATTTCTATGTCCACTTCCAATTGAACGAATCCTTTGATGAGTCCATTAGGTCTAGACATAGAGATGTTTTCTCTTATGGAAGCTTTTCAGAAGGAGAAAAACAAAGAATCGACCTTGCGTTGCTATTCACTTGGCGGCAGATTGCAAAGATGAAAAACTCTGTTGCAACAAACCTTCTCATTCTTGATGAAACATTCGATTCTAGTTTGGATGTAGAAGGCGTAGAAAATCTTAATAAGATTCTATATACTTTAAGTAACGAGACTAATGTATTCATCATTTCTCACAAGGGTGAACTACTAGAAGACAAGGTTGACCGTAAATTAACCTTTGAGAAAACCAAAAACTTTAGTTACATTGTTGACTAATTGGTATATAATATGAACTTAACATGGAGCCTAACATAATGCATCTATCTGAAAAGACAATTGGACTGTTGAATAATTTTTCAAACATCAACACCAATTTCGTTATCCAACCGGGTAACATAATTAAGACTATGTCTGATTCTAAAACAATTGTAGGTCAGGCGAAGATTGTAGAAAACTTTGATAAGACTCTTGGTATCTATGATCTGAGGGAATTTCTCGGAGCTGTAGCACTATTTGATAAGTGCACAATTGAAATTCAGAATAAGTTTGCTCTTATCTCTGATGAGGCAGGCCTCTCTAAGCTCAAGTATCACTTCACTCCAGTTGATTCTGATATCTTGACATACCCCAAGAAAGATCTTGTGCTTCCCTCAACTGAAGTCAAGTTTACTCTTGAACAAGCAGTCTTTGATAAGATCAAAATGGCTGCAAGAACACTGGGCCATACACAAATTGTTGTCCGTCCTGCTGCTGGGAATGTTACTCTTTCAGCTGAAGACCGTAAGAACAAAACATCCAACAAATATTCGGTTGATATTCCTGGTGAATATGAACAGGGTGCTGATTTTGAGTTGGTGTTTAATATTGATGATATGAGATTCATTCCTGGTTCATATGAAGTTTCGGTTTCAAATAAGCTAATCTCATGGTGGAAAAATACAAAAGAAGAAATTGAGTATTGGAATGCTCTTGATCAAGAAAGCAAGTATGGAGAATAAGATGGATCAGAATTCGGTAAACACATTAAAGAATGTTTTGCGTTCGACACAGGCAGTCATTGATGCAATGACTCAAAGAGGAGCTATTCGCGGCGAGGAATTGACCACAATTGGCAAACTCCGTGATGATTGTGCTGCACAGTTGGCAGTTCTAGAAGAGTACGAAGAAACACTGCAAGTATCTGAAACCGAGTAAGGATAAACTATACTATGAATGATATGATGGCAGCTCTCTGGACAGAAAAATATCGCCCCCAGACCGTAAGTGACGTGATCCTCCCGGCTCATATGAAAAAGGTCTTTACTGAAATGGTAAAGACCAAAGACATCCAAAACATGCTTTTCTGTGGTGGTCCTGGCATGGGTAAAACAACGGTTGCAAAAGCAATCTGTAAGGAACTGAACCTTGATTATATTGTAATCAACGGCTCGAAGGACGGCAATATTGATACACTGCGCGGCAAAATTCAACAGTTTGCCTCAACAATCTCTCTTGAAGGCGGAATCAAGGTTATTATTCTAGACGAGGCAGATTATCTTAATGCTCAGTCTACTCAACCAGCTCTGCGTGGTTTCATTGAGGAATTCTCTGGTAATTGCAGATTTATTCTTACTGCAAACTATCGGAACAAGATCCTTCCGCCTCTCCAGTCTCGTTGTTCTGTATATGACTTCTCTATTAAGACAAAAGAAAAGCCCCAGCTTTACGGTTCATTCCTAAAACGTCTGGAGTTTATTCTGAATGAGGAAAATATCTCATATACTCAGAAGGCTTTGGCTGAACTGATTAAAAAGCATGCTCCAGATTACCGTCGTATTCTGAATGAGGCTCAGAGATATTCTAAGTCTGGTACAATTGATGAGGGTGTTCTCACCAACCTAACTGATGAGTCTATGAAAAGTCTGATGGGCTTTTTAAAGGATAAGGACTTCCGTAAGATGCGGAAATGGGTTGTGGACAATCTGGACATCGAGTCTGCAGCAATCTACCGTGGTATCTATGACCAGATTGGGGAAAACCTCAAGCCTCATAGCATTCCTCCTGTCATTCTTCTCTTGGCTGAATATCAGTACAAGCAGGCTTTTGTGGCAGATCATGAAATCAATATTGTGGCAGCTCTTACTGAGATTATGTCAGAAGCGGATTGGAAATAAAATGGATTATATGAGAAATTCATTTGTGAAAGTAGAATATAATGAAATCTGAATTAATTTATGACTTTGAGACCCTTTCTCAAAATAGAAATAAAGGGGCAGTAGTTTCTCTGGCTATTATGAAATATGATCCAGATAAATTTCCATCTGATCAGCCCTACACATTCCTTGAGCTTGTCGGAATGTGTAGAACTATTAAGTTCAATGTAGAAGAACAAGTTAAAAAGTATAAGAGAACCATTAGCAAGGATACACTAGCTTGGTGGGAGAAACAGGGTGCTGCAGCACAAAAGCAACTGGCCCCGAGTAAAGATGATCAGTCCATTGATAAGCTCTACCAATTTCTTATTGATACTGCAACTAATACAGAAATAGGCAAGGTGTTTACTCGAGGTAATACCTTTGATCCAATCTTTCTTGAGTCTGTATTGGCTGATGTAAAACAGACTGACCCTTTTTCTTGGTGGAAGATTAGAGATACTAGATCATATATTGAAGGACTGTCCTTTGGTTCTGATCTGAAGAACACATTTATGCCACCTGAATGTGAAAGAGACTTCATCCATCACGACCCGGCACATGACATTGCTTTGGATGTGATGCGTATGCAAACCTTAATTCGGGAGATTATTTGATGTTTGAATTTTTAATAGGCTTTCTTATTACCTTTGGAGTAGCTGTTTATATTTCTCGTAAGAAGGATAAAGAACATAGAGCTGTACTTATTGCCATTTATGATGGTGATGCAGAACCAGATGAATACGGCAATATTGGTTGGGTAATCAAATGAATAATTCAAGATTTGAAGGAGACGGTAGTTTTAAAGAAGATGAGATCTTAGATCTCTCTCAGGAACTAATCCTTACTGTCTTTACTAAGCCCGGATGTCAGCCTTGCCTTGAACTGAAGAAAAAACTGAGACTTTGGGGTTTCGCCTTTACTGAATACAACATTGAAGAATATAATGTAGCAAAGTATTTTCTGAAAGTCAATGGACATAAGACAGTACCTCAGCTATATTTTAAAGCCCAGAACATCAATGCTGGTATAGATGTGTCTAATTTAACTATTGAAGACATTAGAAAATATTATGTTTGAATTTTTACTTGTTGTGTATGTAGTAGGTTTACTTTTCATATCATTTTGTATACAGTTGGGTGTTGATGATGACACTATCCAAGAGGCTATTGATTCATCATATAGAGGCCTCCCTGCTGATGCTTGGAGACCTACTATTCTCCAGTTAAGAATCGGCGCGCCGATGTCCTGGCCAATTCTCATTGTATTTTCCTTATTTAAGAGAAACAAATGAACCCCTTTGCATACTTGAATTCTATTAATCAGACTAAAGCTGATATTATGGAAGATGAAAAATCTTATAATGCCTATATGGTGAATAGAGGTTTATCTTATTTCAAAGATACAATTTTGTATGCTAATTTGATGAACCAAAATGGTCATTTATCTCAAAGATTACAGTATGATTTTTACCTAAATACTATTAGGAAAAGAAAACGCTTTTCTAAATGGTTTAAGCCGGAGGTAGAATCTGATATTGAGTTAATTAAACAAGTGTTTGATTACTCTGATGATAAAGCTCGTAATGTGCTTGATCTTTTCACTAAAGAACAATTAAAAGAAATGAAAGAAAAGGTAACGCAAGGTGGAACAACTAAGTGAAGCTATTGTGGGATGGAAGCCAACTGATATGTTGGAGATCTCACTGAATGAACCAGATGATTTTCTTAAAGTAAAGGAAACATTAACACGAATTGGAATCTCATCTAAGACTGAGAATAAGCTATTCCAATCATGCCATATTCTTCATAAGCAGGGCAGATATTATATTGTCCACTTTAAAGAACTTTTCATGCTTGACGGTAAAAAATCAAACTTAGAACAGAATGATATTTCAAGACGTAATACAATTGCTACTCTTTTATCTGATTGGGGTCTACTTGATCTTTTGACAGACACCACAGGATATGAGTTTGCTGGTATGAATCAGATTAAGATTATTCCTTATAAAGAAAAGCCCAGTTGGGATCTCGTTCAAAAGTACTCAATTGGTCATAAGTGAATAGCGGGTATTCAATAATGTAATACCTTATCTACTGTTCAGTGAAATAAATACTATATAAACAACAGGAGATACAATGCTTAAGAAGTTTGAAGCTTGGTTCAATAAAAGAGCCTATGAGATGGCAGCAAGAGAAATTCGAAGATTAGAATTTAGAGGCGAAAGCCAAGCATATGTCAATGCACTTTTGATGGCAAATAAAATCTAAGAGACGGGGCTTTTGAGCCCCTTCTTTATAAATACCATACATTATGAGGAGCTACACTTGCGTGGATTTTACACAAACGTAAATAAATACGGCAATTCGATGCTATACCGTGGATATAACGAAAATGGTTATCCTATCCAAAGTCGAATCAAATTTTCCCCAACTCTATACGTAAACAAACCAGGCAAAAATACTCACAAAACACTTGATGGTATTTCAGTATCGCCAATTGAGTTTACAAAAATGTCAGACGCCCGAGATTATCTTGAGAGATATAAGGGCGTAGATGAGATGAAAGTCTACGGTAATACAAATTACGTCTGCCAGTTTATTCAAAAAGAATATCCAGAGTCTATCGAGTTTGATTACTCTTATGTCAACACAGCCTTTATTGATATTGAAGTTATGTCCAATGATGGGTTTCCTGACCCAGCCTTAGCAATGGCACCAGTTACTGCTATCACCATGAAATCAAGCAAGAGCAATGTGTTTCATGTCTGGGGCCTTAAAGACTATGATGTCTCAAAAACTATTGTAGAAGATGCAATCATTCAGTATCACAAGTTTGATTCTGAGGAAGACCTTCTCATGGCTTGGGGTCATCATTGGGCATCTGATGTTCCTGATATTGTGTCTGGTTGGTATATCTGGTTCTTTGACATTCCCTACCTTATCAACAGAATCCGCAGACTCTTTGGTGAGGAGGCAGTAAAGAAACTATCTCCTTGGAAACAGGTTTCAGAGCATCAAGTAACCATCAATGAGAAACAGAATACAGTTTATGATATCATGGGCGTTCAGATTCTGGATTACATCGATCTGTTTCAGAAGTTTGCATTTAAATATGGAAACCAAGAAAGCTATAAACTTGATCATATTGCTCACGTAGTTCTAGGCAAGAAAAAACTATCATACGAAGAATATGGAAACCTCGACAATCTGTATGAACAGAACCATCAACTCTACATCGACTATAATATTGTTGATGTTCAGCTTGTTGAGCTTATGGATCTTCAGGAAAGACTCATTGAACTGGTGATGGAAATTGCTTATATTGGAGGTGTGAATTTCACCACAACCTTTGGTACTACCGCAATTTGGGATAGCATTATCCATCGAGAGTTATGCAAAGCAGACATTGTGGTTCCGTTATCTGTTCCTAAGTTTAAATCAGATTTTGAAGGCGGCCATGTTAAAGCTCCGAAGATCGGAATTCATGACTGGGTTGTATCATTTGACCTTGCATCTCTGTATCCAAATATCATTGTTCAGAACAATATGTCACCTGAAAAGCTACACCATTATACTGAGAGGCTGACAGGTTCTGGTGTAGAATACTATATGGATAATCCTGCTGATGATAAGGCACGTGAGCTTAATGTTTCGGTATCAGCCAACGGGCACTCCTTCTCCAACGACTCGTCAGGCATTATCCCTCATGTTGTTGAAAAGCTATATGCTATGAGAAAAAAGGATAAGGCCTCGATGATTGAGGCTGAGGTCCGATATGAAAAGACCAAATCTAAAGCTGATGCTGATCTAATTATTCAGTTCAATAACAAACAGATGGCGGTTAAGATTCTACTTAACTCTCTATATGGTGCTATTGGTAATAGGTTCTTCCGTTACTTTGATATCCGCGTTGCTGAGGCCGTGACATGGACCGGACAGCTTGTAATTCTTTGGTCTGAGCGAAGAATGAATGCTGAAATGAATAAGCTTATGGGTAATAAGGTTGCCAAAGATTATGTCATTGCTATTGATACAGACTCTCTGTATGTAGACTTCGCAGATCTTATTAAAAAATACAATCCTAAGAATCCCGTGGAGTTTCTCAACAAGATTGCCGAAGAACATTTTAAGCCGATGTTCAAGGAAACTTATGATGAGTTTGCTGTCCACATGAATTCGTTCAAGCCTCGAATGGAAATGGATAGAGAAATCATTGCTGATAAGGTAATCTGGACTGCCAAGAAGAGATACATTCTAAATGTTCTCGATAAAGAAGGTGTTCGGTACGAGAAGCCCAAGATGGTTATGAAGGGTATTGAGGCGATTAAGTCTTCAACACCTGAAAAGGTCCGCGAAGCTTTCCGAAATATCTTTCCGATTATCATTACTGGGTCTGAGACAAAGACTCGTAAGTTCATTGCTGACTTCCAGACTGAATTTGATGCGATGCCTGCTCATGAAGTTGCATGCCCCCGCGGAGTTTCTCTGGTAGATAAATGGGTCAGCAATAATCCTGCTAAGCCTTATATCAAAGGTACACCTGGGCACTGCAAGGCTGCTGTCCTGCATAACTATTGGATGGAAAAGAAGGGTCTATCGAAGAAGGTTGAACGGATCAAGAATGGCGATAAGATCAAATTTACATATCTGAAGAGTCCTAACCCTCTTAGACATGAAATTATCGGATTTAAGGGTTTCCTTCCTGACGAGTTTGGTTTAAAACAATATGTGGACTATGAGACACAATTTCAAAAGACATTTCTAAAACCCCTTGAGCCTATTCTACAGGCTGTGGGATGGACACTAACTGAAGTAAATACTCTAGAGGACTTTTTCACATGATTGAAGAAACTGAATATGCATTTATTAAATCAAAGACAACTGGTGGACATTATGCTTTCCTAGCCGCAAGGTCAGGAAAGGCTTTCACTAATCCTATGCAACACCCGAAAATGATTAAGCTCAACCCCGATGATGTTGTGGCTGATATTGGAGCTTATGTAGGAGAATATAGCCGTTATGCATCTCTCCAAGGTGTTAAGGCTGTCCGAAGCTATGAAGCAACCCCTCGTACTTTCGAGTTATTAAGCAAGAATAGAATGGACCCGATGGAAGTCCATAATAGAGCCGTAGTAGGTGATGATTCCAAGGAGATTACTCTTTATCTTTCAAAAGGAATTGGTGTCACTAACAGCATTGCTAAATCTGGATCAAAAGCTGGTAGCATTACAGTTCCGACTATCCGATATGAGGATGCTGTAAAGGGTTGCACAGTTGCAAAGATTGATGTAGAAGGAGCTGAATACGGTTACAATATCATTCAGCCTAATCTGCGAGCTATTATTCTTGAGTTTCATCCTCTTGTTGGAGAAGATTGGAAAGGTAAAGCTAATAAGATTATGTCTGATCTATCTGATGCAGGCTACACTGCTGTTGCTGTACCAGGCTTTGCCAACGGTTGGGACTTTCATGGCGTATGGTCAAAATAAATTGATCTTAGCACACTAAATAAGTTTACAATGGTACTAATCCATGATATAAAGGTTAGATGAAAATGCTACCAAAATACCCAATCTATATTATCTCCAAGGGCAGAGCAGAGTCTCGTTTGACAGCCCGTGCCTTGGAGACTATGAACTGTCCATATCGAATTGTTATTGAGCCGCAAGAATATGACGATTATGCTGCAGTCATTGATCCCAAAAAGATCCTAACTCTACCTTTCTCCAATCTCGGCCAAGGTTCTATTCCTGCTCGGAATTGGGTATGGGAACACTCTATTTCAGAAGGTCATGAGAAGCACTGGATTCTCGATGATAACATCAGGCACTTCTATCGCCTCAACCGAAATATGAAAATTCGAGCAATCACGCCATCTATATTCCGTTGCTGTGAGGACTTTACAGACCGATATGAAAATGTCAAAATGTCTGGAATGAATTACTTTTTCTTCTGTCCTTCTACAATTAAACGACCTCCCTACTATACTAATACTCGAGTTTACAGTTGTATTCTTCTTGATAACTCAGTTACGCACAGATGGCGCGGCCGCTACAATGAGGATACTGATCTGAGTATTCGTATCCTGAAAGATAATCACTGCACATTTCTATTCAATGCATTTCTGTGTGGTAAATCTGCCACAATGCAAATGAAGGGCGGAAATACTGAGGAAGTCTATGCTAAGAATGATGATGCATTTGATAACCGAAGAGAATTTGCAGAGTCATTAAAAGCTCAACATCCTGATGTGGTAGAGATTACTCAGAAATGGGGACGGTGGCACCACAATGTTGATTATTCTGTCTTTCTGCAGAAGCCTGTCATGAAAAAAGGACTAAATATTCCAAGGAAACTTGATGAATATGGAATGGTTATGAAGAAAATAGAATTAGAAGAAGGAGCCGACGAGGATGGCGACGAACAAGAATAATATTGATGATGTATCAGGCAATCTTTTTATGCGCGCTGGTATTGAAGAACAGAAAACACCTTATGATTGGGACGGAATGCCTGAGTTTATACAAGAAGACGAGCATCCATTTAAGGTGTTGACAATCAGATTCGATAAAGAAGAGCATTATCTTGAGTTTGCCAAACTGATTGAGCAAAATCTTAGTGAGAAAACTAAGTCAATTTGGTTTCCCTCCAGAGACCGCTTCCGTAACACTCTATTAAGATGGATGGATCAATGACAAAAGTATTAATAACCGGATGTGCTGGCTTCATCGGCTCACATCTAGCTACTCAGCTTCACCATGCCGGCTATAGTGTGGTAGGCTTGGATAATTTTAATGATTACTATGACCCAGCCTTGAAGCGAGAAAGAGAAAAGAGACTTCTTGAGAATGAAGGTATTGTTATTCATAAAGTAGATCTTCGTGATGTCTTTGGAACTCATTATCATGTCAGATCTATTGACCCTGATGTGGTTATCCACCTTGCTGCATATGCTGGTGTCCGACATTCTATGGATGCTCCAGGCGAATATGTAGAAAATAATGTAGTAGGAACCCATAATCTGATTGAAGCATGTAATAAAGTTGGAGTTGATAAAGTTATCTTTGCATCAACCTCCTGTGTAATGGCTGGCAATTCCCTTCCTTGGCATGAAAGAGACCCAACAGGTCATCAGCTAAATCCTTATGGGTATACCAAGGCTTGTAATGAGTCTCAGTTCCTGGCAAGTGCTATTAAGCATACCGTAGGTCTTAGGTTCTTTACAGTTTATGGTCCTTGGGGCCGTCCGGACATGGCTCTCTTTGACTTTACTAAGAAAATCATTGCTGGTGAAGAAATCGAGCTATTCAACTTTGGAAATATGGTTCGTGACTTTACTTATGTTGCTGACATTGTGCAAGGTATTAAATTAGTTCTGAATACAGTTGAAACTCCTGAGAATGATACCACAAAAGAGATCTACAATATCGGATACGGTAAACAGGTTCAGCTGATGGACTTTGTGAAAAGTATTGAAGGTCACCTCGGAATTAAAGCCAAGAAGAAATTTGTTCCGAAGCACCCAGCGGATACAATTGAGACTTGGTCTGATACTTCGAAGCTACAGAAACTAGGTTATAAACCGACAACTCCAATTGATGTAGGCGTGGGTCATTTCATTGATTGGTACAAATATTATTATGAGGTTAAAACATGAAAAAAGGTACTATTGCTATTATCGGTCATGGGTTTGTTGGACAGGCAGTTGATTATGCCTTCCAATACTCAGACAACATTATTATTGATCCAAAATATGGTGAGATAAATTACAAAGACTGTGAGATTCCTGAGGCAGTCTTTATCTGTGTTCCGACACCAATGTCCGAAGATGGCGAGGTAGATTCTACGCATATCAGAAGTGCTTTAGATCAAGTTTGGGAACATTGGACTAGATCTGGCTCCTCTCCTCTGGTTATCATTAAGTCAACAGTTACTCCTGAAGTATTAGGTAAACTTGAAAATGAATTCAGTAGTCTCAATCTCTGCTATAACCCTGAATTCCTAACTGAACGAGCTGCAAAGGATGATTTTGTTAATCCGCCTTTTCATATCATTGGTACTAACAGTATGGATCTTTTTGATTGGACTGTTGAGCTGTATACAATATATTCAATCTGTAATGACTGTATAGTTTATCCTATGAGTATGATGGAAGCTGCCTGGGTAAAGTATGGCATTAATTCTTTTCTTGCCACAAAGATTATCTTCTTTAACCAACTCGCAGCCGAAATTTCCAAGAACGGTTTTAAACCTAATGCTGTTCTGAATGCTATTTCTGCAGACACAAGAATTGGTCCAAGTCATACCAGAGTCCCTGGATTTGATGGTAAGCCTGGGTATGGTGGGGCATGCTTTCCAAAGGATGTGTCAGCAATTAAAGCAACAGGTGACTTCTCCCTACTTGATGAAGTGCATAGAATCAATGTAAATTATAGAAAAGATCTGGATCTCGATGCCCGAGAGATGGAACAAAATGTGATGTTTAAATAATGGCACAATATGATCAAGGTGGAGGCTGTGCTTGTGGCATTAGAAAAGAGTGTGACTGTTCAGCTGGAGATTATTATCCAGCTGCAGTTATGTCTGCAGGCCCCGGCATAAGAAAGTGTAAAAAGGAATGGTCTAGTAAAACAACTACGAATTCTATTGCTGAAGATGGTTCTTCCGACCTCTCAGGTTCTGAGTTTAGCATTATGGTAATCCCTAAAGAATATCATACTTTAAGACTTGAAATCAAACAAGCTGATGGAACTTTCATGGATGTTAGAATTAGCAAGCAAAGACTGAAACAAATGATAAAGGCAATTAGTTAATGGACATTTGGTCAGACGATGAAGATATCCAAAGAGCTCAGGATCAGCTAGAAAGTATCAGGCCGCACTTTAGAACTGAGCATATGCATAAGCCTTTTCTAAATCATTCTGACTTTTACCGGAGCAAGGCTAACACAGATAATGACGCAACTAGGGTTTACATAAGCCCTGGCATAGTGTATAGTAGGCACATGAAATATGGAGAACATAATGAAAAATAGTAAAACATCTGAGTCTGTGATCACAGAACAGGCAAAAACATGAGCCAGACACCAAACTCAGGTCTTGCTTATATGCTGTTCCTGATTGATCAGGCTGATGCAGAATCAGCAAAAGAAGATATTCTTTATGACCCTTGGGTTATGAATGAACCCTCTTGGTGGAAAGATAGCGGGCCGCCTGATGCTGAAGAATCCAGAGTAATCTTGTTGGACAACTTAGTCGGTCTGTCTTATTCTTCGCGCGGAATTGCTGGGTGTTTTACTCACTCGCCCAGATATCAAAAAGTTGTTGCTTACAGCTTAAAGAGAGTGCCGAATGATAGAGACATTGCTAAAAAGGCAATTCACGGTCTGACTAATACACAGCGCATACATGTATTTGATCTTCTTAAGCATTCTGCCACGGCCGATGCTTAGGGTTTACATCGGGCCTGTTTTATGGTATAGTCCAACTCACATGAAATGAAAGAGAATATTATGTTGAATGCTTTTGCACACTTTAATAAAATCACAGCCATCAAATCAAATGATGCTGAAAAGACCTTTCTTATCACAGGTGCTGATATCATGAACATCTATAATTCTGACGGCACCGGCCCTATAATTCCCATGGGCTCTTTTATCCAGGTTGAATTCGCCGGTGACTTTGGTCTCTACGGCCGCTATGATACAATATTCGGCGGCACGGCCCGGTGCAAAATCTCTGCAGATGATTTCTACAATTTGGCATTTATCACTGAAGCTGAAATGGATGAAGCTGAAAGTGTTGCTGAAGAAATCATGGCAGTATTTAATACAGAATGTAATGCTTACGGCCGTGTCTTCGGCTGATATCATGATTGAGCTTACGGCTTTCAATAATATCTATGATAACAAGACGGGAAAGAAGTACCAATTTCCTTCTTGGGAAAGCTATACTGAATTTCTGCAAAAATTATCAAAAATCAAACTAAAGGGTAAAAAAGATGCAAAACTCATTTCTCCAGCGGTCTATCAACCTAATCAAACCAGATCCAACAAATCTGTTATATCTTGGGCAGGTTGGGCAGCTCTTGATGTTGATGATGTTAAATGTAGCCCAGATGGTGTAACAGCCTTAATTGATGCAAAATACCCCGGCTGGCAGTATGTGATCTATAATACTGCCAGCTCTACTAAGGAAAAAGCAAAGTTTCGAGTTGTATTTCCTCTTAAAGAATACATTCCTGCTGACAAGATCAGACACTTCTGGTTTGCTCTCAACAGCTTGGGTGAATTTGCTGATAAGCAATGCAAAGACTATTCTAGAATGTATTATACTCCAGGCACTTATGCTGGAGCTTGTAACTTCTTTTATAAGCAGACCGAGGGAACCTTTATTGATGCCCAGGAGCTTATGAATAAGTATGAGTATACCGAGCGAACTGGTTCTACATTCATGGATAGACTTTCCCCAGAAATGCAGAAACAGATTCTCGAGCATCGTAAAGCTCAAATGACTAATGTTTCTCCGGTCTGGTTAACCTACCGAGAATGTCCTTACTGGCCCAAGCAATTGGCTAAAGAATATATGACTATAAGCGAAAGCGGATGGTACTATAAACTTTACCAGATAATGGTTGCCATAGCAGGCTCTGCTCTTGCTGATAAATATCCCATCACTCACATTGAAATTGCTTCTCTTGTCCGAGAGTTTGACAGAAGCACAGGCGGGTGGTATTCCAAAAGACCTCTGGAAACAGAGGCTGATCGTGCTCTAGAATATGTTTACAGAACAAAGGTGATATAATGACTTATGATTTTCTCGACGGAACTGTTACGGTTGTGGAACCCGGCGGCTACTTTGTCTTCGATAATGATTTCCACTATATGGGCTCAAAAGAATTCCACATTGACCAAGAAGGCAATATTTTCACATGCCAGGCTGGCTGGGATGCTCTCCGGCCGGCTCTCCATTAAGGGTACAAGATGAAGCAAACAAGGACGGGTAAATTCTATAAGGAGCTTGAGGTAGTGATTCTTGAGCCTTCTTTTTGCTTACACATATACAGTGGAAATTATTTTCTTATTTGTGATCAATCACTTTACAGAAACATTTCAGATAACGTGACATTGATGGGCCATGAAATGTATTCTAAATTAGAAAAGGTAGGTTTAATTAAATGATTAATAATGCAGTCCACGGAGTGAAGTGGGATTTTAGATTTATTGAGATGGCAAATTTAGTCTCAACTTGGTCTAAAGATCCTTCAACCAAGATTGGAGCTGTTGCTGTTGACTCTGATCGTAGAATTCTTTCCACAGGCTACAACGGCTTTCCGAGAAATATAGAAGACTCTACAGAAAGACTCTATCTACGTGAGACAAAGTATAAATACATAGTCCAAGCGGAAATGAATGTAATTTACAACGCCTCTTATTCAGGAATCTCTTTACATGGTTCTACTATCTATGTCTCTGGTTTACCGCCATGCATGAACTGTGGTTTGGGTATTATCCAAGCTGGTGTAAAGAATGTTGTATACGGGTTTCCCGATGAAATTCCAACACGCTGGCTACAATCCACAAGTGATTCTCTAAGTCTTCTTAAAGAGGCAGGTGTTAGAGTCTACAAAACTCAGGAAGGACTTATATGTCCATTATGAATAAACTCAAGAAGAATTCACGTTCTTCTTATACAGATGTTCTATCCGAATCTAAGATTTTTAAGAACCGAATGACTGTTTCTACTGATGTGCCTATGATCAACGTAGCATTGTCTGGAAATATCAAAGGCGGTCTGACTTCAGGTCTCAAGGTTTTTGCCGGACCTTCTAAGCACTTTAAGACAATGTTTGCTCTCTATTTGGCATCATTTTATCTCAAAGAAAATCCCGATGCAGCCCTACTGTTTTATGATTCCGAGTTTGGCTCACCAGGCAGTTACTTTGAAAGTATGGGAATTGATCCATCGAGAGTAATTCATACACCAATTGCTGATGTTGAAGAACTTAAATTTGATTTGGTCAATCAGCTCGAGCAATTAGACAGATCTGAAAAGGTCATTGTTGTTATTGATTCTATTGGTAACCTCGCATCCAAGAAAGAACTCGAAGATGCAAAGAATGAAAAATCAGTAGCAGACATGAGTAGAGCAAAAGCTCTGAAGGGTCTATTCAGGATGGTTACTCCTTACCTGACTATGAAAGACATCCCT